GACGATTCGTAAGAATCAACATACAGTTTTCGGGGTTCGCAACGCATTGAAGCGCGTTTGCGACACCTGGTATGAAAAATCCATTTCTCCACTGACCACATGGGATTCAGTAGAGGAACAGGTGTTGCAACAAATTGCCGGTGATAACCTTCCTATCAATCTAACTAAAGCTAGTATTGAAGATTCGATCACCCTCTGGTCCTCCAAGTACGCGGAATACCAGAAAAAGGTTGCAAAGTACGTGAGTGTCAGACAGCTTTGGGAGCTGCAGCCCTCTGAATCACGTGGCGATGCGCCGAAAAGACCTGGAGATGTGCCCTCTCCCCAGGCCCGCTTGTCGACAGCAAGTGGTAATGCAATGCAGATTGTAGACGCCTTTCTGTACTGGCACCAACTCCCCCACCATCTAGAGTCCCCTCCCCGTGCTACCAAACATGGACTTAATCAAGTAGCCCTCTCTATGGTGACATCCGATACCTTGGCATATTCCGTTCCTCAAGGCTTTCCCAGCACACGCTTACCAAAGTTGCTCGTTGAGACCCTTCGATGGAATGAGAAGTTGCCGGATGTTCGATCCCTATCCCTCCTCCATAACCTCTTCGTGATGTATGTTTCCTTCTTTGCCCTGTATATTACAGGCAATTCAGAGAAATATATAAAACTAAAGACAGCTCATATGGAGGGCCGATCTAAATTCCAGACAGAGTTTGCCTCTGTCTCGGAGCCCTTCCGAGAACGCCAGATCCATTGCAAAGCATGGTTTGGTGGCGTAATTGGTTGGGAGCTCGGAAAATGGGTTTGCCAGGATATGTCGAGGTGTGAATCTTTTGTAAAGAACATGAAACGTTGTGCAGCACTGGCCTCCGACGACATGCTTCTCCTCGAGGCCGAGAAGAGTTTTAAGATCCTCACTACCCCACAAGTACACAAGCCGTTCATTGTCCCCTCAGGTCCTTTTAAGGGCATGCTTTATGACATTGAATCAGCTGTGACCGCAGTTCGTCGGACCGTTAGAGAAAAGTTCACCGGAAAGGTTTTCTCCACTATGCGGCCGTACTCCAATCCCTCCTCAAGTGGACACTTTGATGGGGGACTGTGTTCACACCCCCGTGCATATGGTGGCGCACGGGGTTTCCTCTCCCGCTTCCAAATCCATGAGGAGGAGGCGCTTCTCGCCCTTGCAGATAAGTTCCCAGTCGCCGATGATTATCTGCTCGGTGTGCGAGAGTCCAAAGAAAAGGAGAAGCCCACCACCTGGACCCAC